ATTAGGCACCCTATCACAGTTGCTATTCATGGATTTCAGGGTAAAGGACATGTTACGGACATTGGTTGGTGGAATCATGTTAGTGATGCTAGCAATGGCCCGTACACTTTCCCTGGATCGTACTACACTTTGCGGAATACAACCACAAAACCGGGGATGTGCATGTTCCCTTTGGTGAGTGATACTATCGAGAAGAAAATTGTGGGCTTCCACATTGGTGGTCGAAACGGAACTAGAGATGGGGTTGGAGTCGCTATTACTTCCCCTGAATTAGACCGTGCTGTGATTGAGGTCACAGCACTAAGTCCAACGCATATTCCCCCTCCCATAACCAAGGACATAGAGGAAACTATATTAGGAAAACACTTTGCCATTTCTAATAATGTGCACTATAAGTGTGGGACTAATTTCTTGCCTGAGGACGCTACACTGACTGTATATGGCTCTGTTACTGGGCGGTCTACGATACATTCTGATGTCGTACCTACGCCTATTTCTGATACAGTTGCTAAGGTAACTGGTGTACCCAATACATGGAGTGGTCCTGCTTTCAAGCAACCATTTGTCAATGAGAAGGGTCACACTGATAGTGGCACGTGGATCCCTTGGTATGAGACGTTGAAGCATGCAGCTCGGCCCTCACCTGGGCTACCGCAATCTGCATTGAACTTTGCGATGGAGGACTATCTTTCAGGTCTTCGCGAGGTTTTTGATGCTAATGCATCATATTGGACAAACCAATTAGCCCCTCTTACAGACCAGGAAACTATATCTGGTCGAGACGGTGAAAGATTTATAGATGCTATGGTTTCGAGCACTTCTATTGGTTATCCTATTGGAGGCCCTAAGTCTAAGTACTTGGAAGAGCTAGAACCTACTGAGGATCACGCTTGTCCAAAGCAGTTCACACCTGAAGTCCAAGCGTACATCTATAAGGTATTGACGCAAGCAGATGCCAATGAGTCATTGAATCTCATATTTGGAGCGAACTTAAAGGATGAGCCTAGGAAAGTCAATGAGACTAAGGTAAGAGTCTTCGAGGGAGCACCTCTTGTACTCCAATTTATCATTAGGAAATACTTCCTTCCGATAGCTAGATTCCTATCTGTGAACCCATTGATTGCGGAAACGGCTGTAGGTATCAATGCTCACGGTCCCGAGTGGCATGAATTAACGGAGTTCATTGCGAAATTTGGCGACGATAAAATTGTAGCTGGCGACTATAAGAAGTATGATGTGCGTATGCCAGCACAACTCACCCTCTCTGCATTTGCAGTGATGATGAAGATTGCTAGTTGGTCCGGTAGGTACTCGAATGCAGACTTACAACGTATGCGAGTAATCGTGCACGAGGTTTGTACTCCACTGATTGCCTATAATGGAACATTAGTGCGTTTCCATGGCACTAATCCTTCGGGGCAGAATATGACAGTCTACATTAATAGTATTGTAAATTCTCTTCTATTTAGATATTGCTTCTTCAAGGTGTATCCACCAGAAGACCTAGTTAAACTAGGTGAGAAGGTGGGATTGAATAGACCAGCACGATTTAGAGATGTCATGTCCCTCATTACATATGGGGATGATGCGGCGTGCGGCACGGACAAAAACTGCGATAAATTTAACCACGTAGTTATGGCTAGTATCCTTCGGGAAATTGACATCACATTTACCATGCCCGATAAAACATCAGATCCTAGACCGTATATGTCCTTGCGTGAATTAGATTTTCTTAAAAGAGGCTTTAGGTGGGAACCAGCCTTGAATAGATATGTCGGACCGTTGGCGGAAGAATCTATTATGAAATCATTACATGCTGTAGTGAAGTCAAAGGCGCTTACTCCTAAGGAGGTAGCGTGTCAGAACGTTGATGGTGCCTTGCGCGAGTGGTTTTTCCATGGTCGTGAAGTTTTCGATAAGCGTCTAGCGCAGATGAAGCAAATAGCTGAAATAGAAGATCTGCCATGTACGACATTGAACTTAGATTTTGATGAGCGCGTTGTTCGTTGGAAGGAAAAGTATGGCGTTGAGGATGAGAACTACCAACCGCATTCTGCTAGTGAATCGGATAACAGTGGCTTTACCGTAGATTGTGATTACTGGGAAGACTCCACGGTAAGTGAGGTAACTGATCCAACGCCAGTCTCCCAAGAAGGGACGATAGTCAACTATGTAAAGTCCATGTTGGGTAAACCTGCATACGAAGAATATACTATTATTTCAACACAATGTGGCCAAGGAGACTTGGTTTATATCACTGAGGAGGCTGTGTTAGTCGTCGAGTGTAAACGCGTTGTTGGACGCAAAGGAATGATGACTAAAGTCGTGCAACAAGCTGTGCGCTATACTAATATTTGGAGCGCGATCTTTCCTACTCGTACAATTTATGGAATAATTGCTACAGAGTATGGAATGCAATTAGTGCACATGTATGGGGATCCCGTGTTCCCCGCTCCATACACGGATTTTCTTGAGACTGTACCCATTTTGTGGTAAGTCTCATCCCCGACCACCATGTCGTTAAACTGGGCGCGGCGCGCGTGAGTGTCGTAGTTCTACGGAAAAGCCAAAATCACACTTATCGTATTGGTTACATACAAGTTCGTATTTTAGCCCGTTTATTACAACTTGGAATGCTTGCGATAGGAATGGGGGGTATTGAAACCTGAGTGCTATTTAGTTACCGCAGAGTCCCACTGCAATAAAACGTGCGATAGGAGTGTCCTTTGAGGCAAGGATGCTACCTGTATAAATAAAGCGTCTCACTAACACTTTTAATAAAGTAGAGTCTGCTGAAGACTTAAAATCCAGCGATTATGTACCACAGGCTGGCGAGCCTGGTACTACCATTGCCCAAGGTAGTGGTCAAAAGTTGGAATCCATTACTGGATTCTCCGACCAGTTGGCTGGTTGGACTACCTCCATATCGGAGAGTCGCGACGCTACGTATAATTTAGCCAACAACAATGATTCAGATTTAGGAGATTTCTTAGGTCGGCCCGTTAAAGTTCTTGAAACTCAGTGGGTCGTTGGACAGCCTTTGTTTGAGAGATTTAACCCGTGGGAGTTGTTCTTAGCAAATGCTAGAGTTAAAGAGAAAACATCTTATTATGAATTATTGCGTATGAATTTGCATGCCAAATTTGTTATTTCAGGAACAGGATTTCACTATGGTAGGGCTATTGTATCTTACAATCCCTATCTGTATGATGAAGTGACAGTGGAGAGGAATTTCTTGGACCAAGATATTATCGGAGCGTCTCAGAAACCTCATATATTTTTGAACCCTACAAATAACTCGGGTGGTCAGATTGACATGCCATATTTCTACCACAATAATTATATATCCTTGACAGATAATGATTCCTCCATGATGGGGGAACTTGTGGTAAAGTCATTTGGCAACCTTAAGCACGCAAATGGAGGAGATGATCCGGTCACTGTAACCGTGTTCGTATGGGCATCAGATGTTACTCTAACTGTCCCGACTAGTCTTAATGCTCTTGCAGCACGTGATTATTCACCCCAGTCTGGGAAAATGAATGCTGCAAGTGACGAATATGGCAAGGGGATCATTTCTAAACCTGCTTCGGCAATAGCTCATGCAGCAGGGGCTCTCACTAATTTACCTAGTATAGCACCGTATGCAAGAGCTACTGAGATGATGGCTAGAGGTGTCGGTCAAATGGCATCCAACTTTGGATATTCGCGACCACCAGTAG